TGTCGGCATCTCTAATGCCTAGCGTATCCAGCATTTGCCGATGTAGCTCAGGTAAATTATAAATCTGTGGCGATTGTTGTGCTAATTGTAATGCCGCTTGATACTGCATAATACGTTGAGACATAGTAGCTGCATTAGGATCGGAGACAGGTAACACATCTATACGATCATCAAAATCTTCTGCCTTAATATCTGCATCAGGCTCGACCTCATAAGGATAAGATGGAGAAGTAAAATCTCTAATCACGTTCACCAGAATGTTAAACTCTTGTTTCATTGACGCATGAAGTCTGGATTGAATAGCGCTCATAACTTTCATGGCTCTTTCCAAAATAGCCAGAGTGGTTCCGACTGGTGCTTCCTGTTTCATATCCGCTACATTCATATCAGATGCACTGGTAAATCTTCTGCCCTCTTCTACAATGTTTCCTAATAACTGATACAGCGTTGCCGATGGTTCTTTGTAAGGCAGGAAGGTAATATTATCTCTGATCGCTCCACCGGGTATATCAACATCTCTAAACTCACCCGGCATAATTGGCGTGTCATCGCCTTTAATTCTAAGCCCTCTGGACTTCAAACCACCCGGTAAATTCGACAATGTACCTGCATCCACTAACTGTCTGAGCAATGAGGTGGCAGATTTTGCCAAGCCACCAATCAAATGCACCAATCCAAACCCATAAAAACCAATTCCGGGTAAGTATTGATAGTGTGCAAAATGCTGTCGCATCATATGATTATCGTCTTCTTCGTACCAATTTCTACGAATTGCAAGGATATTATTGCTTGAAGTGTCAATAGTGACCACATAAGGTAATGCTATACCTGTTGGCTCACCAGACTCATCAGTGTCTTCAAAACCCTCAAGGTCTAAATTAACCATCATTTCCAATAAGGTATAACGATTATCGAAGTCATAAGTAGAGCTATCGCCTGTTAATTCATCGTATTTCTTACGAATATCGTCTGGATCGGGCGATGGATCAGGTAAATCAATATCTCTATAAAAGCCCGATACCTGTAATTTACGCACATCATTCGCGTTTTTCTTCATGATATGTGTGGCTCGTTCTGCCATTTGCAGATCAGTAGCACCATAAGAGACTATAAAATCCTCAGCAGGAACAAAAATTGCACAAGGTCTGTCCATGTTCGGATCAAAATAAACTTTTCTAAAAGCTGAACCCGCTAGAGGCAGAGAAAACAATAGTTTCTCAGTCTCGGTTCGGTACTCACTCATCTTATCAGTTAGCAAATAGTTCATGTAATCTTGAACTCTTTTGCCTTGTTGTTCTTTTTCAGGGGTTGCCAGACCTAAAATCTTAGTATTGACAGGTCCGGATGCTGGAAATATCTCGGTAATTGCTTGACTTTGGAATCTAACCACCGCCTCTGTCAACATCGGATGAAACACCCCACACGCTCCGGGCCAAGGTAGGGTTCGATCTTCAATCTTTAATCCCAACTGGTCTAGTCCTTTAATATAGGTTTCTTCCCATTCGTTTCTGGAATCACGATCTCCCTGATACTGTCCGATAAGTTCTGTGCCTAGCTTTTTTAAAGCATCTTCAGACATTTCATCTGCCAAGTTAGCAAAGAAGTCTCCGCTTGGGTCAATGGCATCAGGATCAAAATCAATGATCATGCCGCCATCTTCGGTCATTTCTGCCCCATTAGCAGCAGTAATATCAACCTCTATGCCTGCTTCTAGTTCTCCTTCAATTGGAGTTGCTGGTGTTGTTCTTTCAATTGCCATAATTAATAATACTCTGCTTTACTTGGATAAAAAGGTTCATCTTCCTCATCAGTATATAGACTGACAAAACCACCTTGTCTAAATCTTAACAGAGCTTGCGTACTAGAATCCACTAAATCGTCATGCTCTGCGTTTGGGAAGGAAGCAAACTCTTCGATCACTTCATCTGCCCATCTTGTCTCTGGTGCCCAAACAATACCATTTGCAAACAAATCAGCGACTGCATTCACTCTGGCGATCTTATCGTTGCCTCTGGAGGGACTAAATTCCGAAACCGGAATCCCCATTGATCTTAATTCAAAGATCAGAGGCGTTCCTGCGGCTTTCGACTCGACAATGAACGCATCGGGTTCATACTTCTGCCATGTCTTATACGCCACTTTCTTCAGTTCTGGAAACTCCATTCGTTCCTTAAACGCATCGAGTAGGATTAAATTAGGAGCCATCATGCCCTCCTGATCATCCATATAGAATACACCCCATGTGGTGCAAGCCGAATAGTCGGCTCGTTCTGTTTTAAGGAATGCGGTGTCCCAAGACTGAATTAAAAACTCACATTGCGGTGGTCGATCTTCTTCCCATCGTTTCCACCATTCTCGTTTGACCAATGCACCTTCTTCACTGGTCGGGTCTTGCTGGTATTGAGCAGACCATTTAGAAATGGGCAGCTCTTCTCTGAGAGCCTCCAGTTCTTCAATTTTCCAAAAGCCGGGCCAAAGCGAGTTACCCGAAGGTAAGATGGCTGGAAATTCAATCACTCGCCATTCTTCTCCGCCTCGTTTCATGCTGGTCTTTAGTAGACCACCGGTTAAATCCTTCTTGTGCCATCGGGTCATAACCACCACTATCGAACCGCCCGGTTGTAAACGCTGTCGTGGACCAGAGGTGTACCATTCAAAAGTCTTATCAAACACTTTCGGATCGGCACTGGCTCCTTCCTGCTCCGAATGCGGGTCATCAATAATCAATAAATCCGCACCTTTACCTGTCACGGCACCGCCAACCCCTATCGCGAAGTATTCTCCGCCCTTGTTGGTGTTCCAGCGACCTGCGGCTTTACTGTCAGCTTGTAGGCTAACTTCATCAAATACCTGTTGGTAATCTTTCGATCCCACCAAGTTACGCACTTTCCGACCAAAACCCACTGAGAGTTCTGCGGTGTGTGCGGTTTGAATAACCTTGCCATCTGGCTTATGCCCTAAGAACCACGCGGGCAGAAGATAGGAGGCAAACTCACTCTTGGTATGACGAGGCGGCATATTGATGATCAGTCGTTTTAAATCGCCATTGACAACACGACCAAACTCTTCCGCCATAATCTTGTGGTGATCCCCTTCAATGAAGGCGGGCCACATGGCTTTGACAAAGGTAATAAAATCACCCTGACAATCTTCTCTGAACTTGGCTTTTTGTAATTCATCGAGTTGTTTGAGCAACTCCAGCTTTTCATCGTAAGAAAGACTGCTAATGTTCTGAATCGTTTGTGAATTAATCTGCATTACAATCTTGACACATCCATCCCAAAGGGCAGTTGACCGCCAGCACGATAAATATCGTATGGTGTCTTTGATGCAACCACTTTACCATCCACCACCCTAGCTGTTTGTAAATGCTTTCTTCCAACCCTTGTATTATTTCTAACAATATCCTCTGCAAATCCCGGTTTAATATGCATATTTTCAATCATCTCAATGGCTCCCTCAAGTGTTGTCGAGTTGACGGCATTGCCAACTTTATCGATCTGTCCTTTAGGTCCAACATTAATTTTAACATCAGCGTTTATCCATTCTGGTCCGCCGCGAGTAGATGGACCTCTTGCAGTCGGTGCATGATCGGAAATACGCACGCCTATCTTTGCAGGATTATCAGAGCCTAAACCTACATTCTTCTCAAAATAGAAATATTTAGATCGGTCTTTTCCGCCTTCCTTAAACGATCTACCAGCAATCGAGCGATTCTTACTCGCATAATCTTCCAGTGCTCTGGCACTGTATTTAGCATGGTCTTTGCCCTCACCCAGTATTTTTGGCGTTAAATATTCCAAACGTGCTTTGTCTAAAGGAATTTCCTCACCCTGAACCTTTATCTTGTTAGTAAGAGTAAGCGGCTCTTTCTTGGTCAAAATCTCATCTGCGGCTCTATTGGTATGAAAAATTTTCTGCTTTCCCACTCTTCCTAGTGCTTTACCGCCTTTAGAAACAGTCTTGAGGGTCATCCCCAATGGCGCTCCGACTCCGGTAAACAGCAGGGCATCCCCCAACGCTCCCAGTCCTTGCAGACCGGCAGTACCGAACTCACCGGCTTTCAGGTTTTGCAGCATACTGGTGCTCCCCTCAGCAGGGTACATACCCAATGCATCCAAGATACCAGC